GTCTTGGCGACCCATGCTTCGACCGCATCCAGATCTTGAACCTCGACCGTGTCGGTCTGTTCACCGTCGAACTTTCGAGCGAAGTCACCTTCGACTTGCTCAGAGTTGAAAACGGTCGAGTACTTGATCATCGGGAACACCGAAATCTTACCCTCGGCATCCTGCTTTTTGATCATGTTGAAGTAGGTGACGATATGACCCTTCGCACCTTTTTTGATCTGGCAGTCTTTGCTTGCCCATTGGTGGAACCCTGCCCAAGCATTGCTCTGGAAGGGAGTGAAATTCAGCATCAAGATGTTCACGCCGCGATAGTTTCTCTGAGTGATAGCGTTGAAGGGACGCAGCGAGGTCTTGCCCTTGTTGAAAGGGTTGACCCAATTGGCCCCGGCGGTTGTCATCTGTTCGATCACTTGGTTAGTGACCGTCTGATAAATGTCCATGCTTTGCACCTCAGCCTGTTTGTTTTGTGTTTGGTCTCATCAGGCAGCGCATGACGCTGCGACCGCAATCGGGGTGCGTATTTTCTTTCTCATGCGTGTTCTCCCTTAGTGACCTTTCGCGTCAACGACGGCGCTCATGACCGCGCAGAAAGTTGAGGCGAGAAGCCCTGCAAACACCGCTTGACCCCATCCCGCATCAGCAGGGTTGCCTGCGAACAGAATCAAACCCGTGAGGAACAAATTTAAAATTGATCCAAAAAGCATTGCTGTCGAAAGTTTCATGCTGTTCTCCCTTAAATACCGATTGCGTCAAAAATTGAACTAAGAACCATGTACAAAACGCTGCTGAAAAAGCCCGTGAAAACCGCCTCCCCCCAGAACTGCTGCTCTGGGTTGACCCCGAAAAGGATCGACGCGGAAAGTGCCATCGTGATCAGCGAAGCGCCGAACATTACGTTTGAAAGTTTCATGCGTGTTGCTCCAAAGACTAGGTGAGGGGTGGATCAGCGGCTGCGACGGGCGGGAACCCATACCGGAACCGCATCGACGGGATGCAGAATCCAACGACCGCGCTTGCTGTTCTTGATCGACTGCTTGAATGACTTGCTCATGGCTTGCACTCCATTTTGCTGTTTAAACTGTTGTTGACTTCACGCAATGCACTCTGCGAATGCACTCTGCGAAGTCTTGCGAGGTACTCAGTTCGTTGGGCATCGTCAGTCTTTCGGGCGGCTGCTGTACTTGCAGGTCATCGCCTTCAACCCTACGGATTCACCGATGCTTTAGGCTGACTCCCCTCGCGGGAGACCGGGCTGCTTGCGCTCATCCGGCACCAGAACCTCTTACCTTTCGGTGCGCTGTCTGGGGGCGCTTCCGACCGCGTTGCCGCTGCCGATGGAGCGAACTCTACGTATAACGGGTTAACAAGTCAACAAGTTTTTTCGTTAACATGATCACAACTAGCGTAAGTCATTGATCATCGGTTGAATTTAGTTGGAATTTTTTTTGCGGTGAGGTACTTTTCGGATCACTTGCAGACCTCAAAAGGGAACCGCAACAAGATCGAATCAGATCAAATATTGCAAAGTCACGGTAAAACAAGGGCAGAACTTATCATGGCAGGACTAACAGACGAATTCGGATTGACCGAAAAACAGCGGAAATTCGCGGAAAATGTCGTGGCGGGAAACTCACTCGCAGATGCTTACCGCAACGCCTATGACTGCTCAAACATGAAACCCGCGACGATCCAACGCAATGCGGTGGCGCTCATGGCGGACAACAGGGTCTCAACACGGGTCGAGACGCTTGCAGCGGAGAGGCGGCGGCAAAGTGAGGCAGTCACGGTTTCTGATCGGGATATGCTGGTCACCCTGCTCCGCAAGTGGAGCAAAGGTGACGAGTCTGCCAGCAGTTCCCAACTAAGAGCCGCTGAACTCTTGGGAAAGGCTTGTGGACTTTACCGTGACGTTCTAGAGGATCATCGAGAGCGTCCCACCGAGTTGATCGCGGCGGAACTTGAGGCTCGACTCTCCAGACTCATTTCACCCAATCCGAAACACTTGGACGATCCTGATGCCGATGCTGATTCCGATGGTGACGATGAAGCCGGGGATGAAGGTTCGACGTTGCAATGAACCGCACACGCCTACGCGGTAGAAAACGCGCACCCGTGGGGGGTTAAATACGCGCACATGCGCGGTCTAATCGCGCACCCGCACCCCCGCGCAGGTTTTGTAGCGCACATACGCGGGTATATATCGATTCCACTCAAACGATTCCCTCATTTTCCCCTGATATGTTGCGTTTTCCCCACACTTTTTGATTTTTTTGCCAAGGGGTAGGGGGTTAAATGTGGCTAAGTGCAGGATTTTGCTATGTTTTTTCTAGATTTTTCCTAGGATAGGTTAGGATAGGGGAGGTTTAGAAAAAATTTCTACAAAAATTTTCAAAAAAGTATTGACTTTTCACAAAACTTGTGATAAAATCGCTAGTGAAACGTAAAATAAAAAAAAGTAAAACTACTTATAAGTAAATAACGTATATACCATAGCGTAACACCCACTCCAGAGGGTGGGTGTTCCGCAAGGTTGAAGGATAGAAGTAAGGTTAAGTAGGTAGGATGGAAAGAGTTCGTTGCTTGTGATGAAACGGGGACTATTTTCCCTGTATTTTGAGGCTCTTTCTTTTGCAAATCACTGCTGAAAACCTTCCTAAGATCATGGGGTTAGTGAAAACCCTACCTGCTGATCAGCAACAAGAGTTTTTTAAGTTACTGGAAGAGTATGAGAGAGCCAAAACGCGAGAGTTGGCTCAAGAGAAGTTCATTCCTTTTGTTCAGAGGATGTGGCCCGGATTCATTTCGGGTCGTCATCACAAGGTGATGGGGGAGAAGTTTGAGGAGATCGCCTCGGGGAAGTTGAAGAGGCTGATCATCTGTATGCCGCCCCGTCATACCAAGTCGGAGTTTGGGTCATACCTGTTCCCGGCATGGTTTTTAGGGAAATACCCTCAGAAGAAGGTGATCCAGTCCTCCCACACCGCAGAACTGGCGGTGGGCTTTGGTCGTAAGGTTCGAAACCTTGTGGACTCAGAGGATTATAGGAAGGTATTCCCGGATGTTTCTCTCCGGGCAGACAGTAAGGCTGCAGGACGATGGTCCACCTCCAGAGGGGGGGAGTATTTTGCCATCGGAATCGGCGGAGCCGTGACCGGAAAGGGCGCTGACATCCTTGTGATTGATGATCCCCATGATGAACAAGAGGGTCAGTCGGCTGATCCTGCCATCTTCGATCATGCTTATGAGTGGTACACCTCCGGACCCCGGCAAAGACTCCAGCCGGGTGGAGCGATTGTGATTATTTGTACCCGTTGGTCCAAAAGGGATCTCGTGGGACAGGTCTTGAAGGCTTCCGCCCAACGAGGTGGCGATGAATGGGAGGTCATTGAGTTCCCCGCCATCATGCCCTCTGGCAAACCCCTCTGGCCTGAGTTCTGGCCTCTGGAAGAACTGGAAGCCATCCGCGAGGAAATCCCTACCCACAAATGGCAAGCCCAGTACCAGCAAAATCCCACCTCCGAAGAAGGCGCATTGATTAAACGCGAGTGGTGGAAGGTCTGGGAACAAGAGAAACCCCCGCAGTGTCAGTTCCTGATCCAGTCATGGGACACCGCTTTTCTCAAAAAAGAGCGTTCGGACTACTCCGCCTGCACCACTTGGGGGGTGTTTTTTCACCCCGATGGTTCTGGAATCTTGCAGCCCAACGTCATTCTCATGGATGCTCACCGGGAAAAGATGGAGTTCCCCACTCTGAAGAAAAGAGCCTATGAACTCTACAACTACTGGAAACCGGACTCCCTGATCGTAGAGGCTAAGGCGGCAGGTACTCCATTGATCTTCGAACTTCGCTCCATGGGCATTCCGGTTGCCGAATACACCCCCTCCCGTGGGAACGATAAAGTTGCCCGTGTGAACGCCATCGCAGACCTTTTCTCCAACGGCAAGATCTGGCGACCCAACAATCGTTTTGCCGAAGAAGTCATGGAGGAGTTTGCGTCTTTTCCCGCTGGAGAGCATGATGACTATGTGGACTCCGGGACACAGGCTCTGCTGCGTTACAGACGCGGCGGGTTTGTAACCCTGCAGTCCGATTACAAGGATCAACCGATATATAAGCGCAAAGCGTCTTTCTATTGAGGATTTAAACGATGAAAGGCAGAACGTCTAAGACTGAGATGATGGAAGCCCCAAAGTCTCGCAAACAACCTAAAGACAAACTCAAGGGCAAGATGAACGGCATGGGTAAACCCGTGATGGTCGGCGGTGCCATGCGTAAGAAGAGCCTGTACGAGGGTGGTCGAACTCTAGGCACCCAAGGCACCGCCCGTGGTATGGGCGCTGCTTTAAAGGGCGGTCGTTTTACTGACTTATAACGGAGAAACTCATGGCGGTGGATCGCGCTTTGATGCCCTCAAATTTTAGAGGGCAAACCATGGATGTATCTTTACCGTCAGAAGAGTCAGTGGTGGTGGAGTTGCCGGACGGCGGAATGGAGATCAATCTCGCCCCGGAACCCCTCCCTGCCTCCAATCACCACGACAACCTCGCAGAATTTATTGATGATTCGACCTTGATGAATATCGGGTCGGAACTCTCCACCCTCTTTGAAGCCGACAAAGATTCCCGCAAAGAATGGGAAACCACCTACATCAAAGGATTGGATCTTCTAGGTCTGAAGATTGAAGATCGAACCCAACCATGGGAAGGGGCTTGTGGAGTTTTCCATCCCATGCTCTCCGAAGCGATAGTTCGTTTCCAAGCCCAATCTATTCAAGAAATATTCCCGGCTCGTGGTCCTGTTCAAACCAAGATCTTAGGTGAAACCACCACCGAAAGAACCCAACAAGCCCAGCGGGTACAAGAATATTTAAACTATCTTTTGACTGAGAAAATGAGCGAATACCGCTCAGAGACTGAAAAGTTATTGTTCTCTTTGGCGTTGTGTGGTGCGGCATTCAGAAAGGTTTATTACGATCCGTCTTTGGGTAGACCCGCCTCGCTCTTCGTTCCAGCAGAGGATTTCGTGGTTTCTTACGGAGCAAGTGATTTAATCACCTGCGAACGTGCCACCCATGTGATGAAGAAAACCTACAACGAAATAAGAAAGTTGCAGGTTTCAGGCTTTTACGCCGACATCGAACTGCCTCCTCCGTCGCCCGATATCACAGACATTCAAAAGTCTTACGACAAATTGAACGGTGAATCAAAGGGCATGGACCTTGATTCGCGCTACACCCTTTTGGAAATGGTCGTGGATTACGACCTGCCGGGTTTCGAAGACACCGATGCAGAGGGCAATCCCACCGGCATCGCCTTGCCGTATGTGATTACCCTTGATAAATCTTCACGCAACATTCTCGCCATTCGACGCAATTGGTACGAAGATGATCTGCTCAAGAAGCGCCGTCAGCATTTCGTCCAATACACCTATATCCCCGGATTGGGGTTTTATGGATTCGGACTCGTTCACCTTGTCGGTGGATTGGCTAAATCTTCAACGTCCATCTTGAGACAGTTGGTGGACGCGGGAACCCTTTCCAATCTTCCCGGCGGATTGAAAACTCGCGGACTGCGGATCAAGGGCGACGATACCCCCATCATGCCCGGTGAGTTCCGGGATGTGGACATCCCCTCTGGAACCCTACGCGAGAACATTACGTTCCTGCCCTACAAGGAACCCTCCGGTACCTTGTATCAGTTGCTCGGCAACATCGTGGATGAAGGCAGACGGTTTGCTTCGCAAGCCGACATGAAGATTGCCGACATGAACGCCGAGGCTCCGGTCGGCACCACGCTTGCCATCATCGAACGGTCCA